AGCTACAACGACTCGGTTTCTTCTACTTTCGATTTCTTCTGGACGCATCGAATTACGCAACAAGCCAGCAGTTACATCTAAATCCGGTTGATCGTCAGGAGCGTTCATAGGCATGACATCTGGTTTATATGCCGCCGCCGCTTCTAAAGCATTAGGAGGTGGTTGAGTAACCTGACCTTGTTGAGCAGTACCACCTACAGTTCTTGGTATACCTCTATTATCTGGTAAAGGAATCTTATTCTGCGCTTCAACATTTGCTCCACCCTGTCCATAAACTACATTAGGATCAGTTTTAGCTGGCTGTGCGCCACCAGCCATATCTGGTTTAGGTGCCGTTCTAGCCATTATCCACCTGCCATTAACGCTTGTTGCATCTGAGCCATCGCCGCTTGTGGTGAACCTTGTTGCTGTGTAGCACCCATCTCTGCCATCGCTTCAGGAGGTAAAGCTTGAGGTGGACCAGCTAATCCCATCGCTTCTTCAGGAGATATTACTTGTCCTTCTTCTGGAGGGGGAGCCATCGCCGCTTGTTCTTTACGAATCTCTTCGTCAGCTTTTTCGACAGCTTCAAAAATATCAAATCCTTTTTTACGAAACTTCTCTATCTTAGCTATATAAACGATAGGTAATGCCCCTTGAACAGCTTGCTGTTGAATGCTAGCCAAAACAGCTTCCTCTAATTGTTCTTCGTCTACTCTTCTACCTTCAGCTTCAGGATCTTCAATAAACGGATGCTTTGTCCTGAAAGTAGAAAGACTAATACCCTTCATCTGCAATAACTGTCCAAGCTGAATAGTCGTACCTTGAACATCTGCCCCCGGAACAGAATGAGAGACTACGTTATCGAACGTCTCAAAATGCTCGTCAGGCGTGAACTCAACCTGTCCAAAGTCGCCTGCATAACCAGTGAATGTAGATATTGTTTTGCCCCCCCAATATCCTTTATAGGTAGCGAATAAGCATTCATTGAGATGGGGAAGATGTCCTTCCATGATCTCTTGAAGCTCCTGTATACGTGGATCAAGAGAAGCGCCCATGAGAGCGTCAATCCCCCTACCAGTGCGTAAAGCACCGTAACTTTCCCCTCCGATTTGTGGGACCGTACCTGTCGATACGCGGGCATTGCGTTCGAGTCTATCGATTGCGATGTTCGTATTCTGGTCAGGTGATCCTCTAAGCTCTCCGATCCCTTCCGCGTCGAGGAGAACATTGACCTCGCCTTCCCTGCCATCTTTCCATTCACCTCCTACAATCATCGGCACCTGTCCTGAACGTCCGATAATGTAGCGATCAGGGAAAATCGCTTTCTCTTGAGCTATCAATTCTAGTGCCATTAGTTTTGCCATAAGATCGACCATCCCTACGATGTTCGATACTGAAGAAGAAATTTTATCTAACGTCACACGCCCCGGAGTTATGACACAAGGCATACCAGCAAGATTCACATATCTTGATAACTCTAATTGTGTGCTGTGATAAGGGTACGTCTGGTTGAAATGATTGTAGCGTGGTCCCATTATTCCTATAACGATGTCTTGTTCATCTATCCATTCGCAAACATCCCATAGTTCTTGTCGTGCATTATCGTCGGATGCTACTGGACCGCCATTTTCTTGTCGTGCGGCAGGATAGTTAGCTCTTAACCAGTCACCTGATTTGCCATACACGAAAGCACAGTTGCGTGGAACGTCATAATTCTCAGCGGCTTGAGGTTCAGGATAAACACCAAGTGGATCACGAACCTCTATTTTAGGCATACCGTTTTCAAAATCAGGGTTTACTACAAGAGCAGTCGTAGCGTATCCTGCGAGATGACGGTAAGCGCGACGCATTTTTAACTTATATTTGTTCTGATACCAAGTGGCGGCAAGCGCACGTTTACGAATATCAGCATACTGTCTAGATCTTTTACCACGTTCTTTGCTAGGATCAATAGCAGGGCAACCTATATATGGGGTTACTGATGCCGCTCTTTGAGCTATAGCATCAATATTCTCAGATATTAAAGCAGGAGTTAATGGAGGAAGAACAGGTTCTTCATCCATAGAAGGAAGAGGTATAACATACTCACCGTTATACCTTTCTTTAATTTCAATCATCTTTGATAACAAAGGTGATTGTATATCCTGTCTCTGTCGGATTATACCGACTATTTCTTCAAAAGTATACGCCACTAATAAGCTCCGATTTTAGAACGTGTCTTATTATAAGGTAGTGCCTTAAAGTTAAATTGTGAAGAGTCTACGTCAAAAGCTTGCTTCCTTTGTCTCCAAAGAATCCATATAAACCACAACGCCATCACCCTATCTTGCCTAAGTCTTGTACCTCTTACTAATGGTCGCCATGATTTAAGCTGTCTTATAAGTTCATCAGCTTGATGCCTAGTAGGAGCATCTTCAGCATAAGGTATATCTATCTCCCCTCGCATAAACGATAATGCCATAGAAGGAATACCAATAGTTTCATCATATTTGTTCACTCCTGTCAGATGTTCCCTCACTCTAAACCCATATCGTTCAGTCATTTCTATAAGACGTTCATCACGAGATAATCCTTTTTGGAACACCATCGCTTCAATAACCACATCAGATACAGTTGCACCATTCTTCTGACAGCGTAAAATCGCTTCCTCCACTACCTGAAGTATCTGTTCATTTCTTGTTAAACCAGCATCCTCCCGAAGGAAAAGTATCTTCAACTTACCTTCATGTGGAGTTGCCGCCATTACACAGTTATTGCCACCCAAAGCAGGATCAAGACCAATATAGACTGTGCAATCTTTAGGAGGGTCATGCAATGTGGACCGTAAAGGATTCAAACATTTCTTAATAGACTCGTCGTTAAACGTCGCCGCTAAAGAACTTGTAGGTTCCTGCATGTAGTTACGTGACCATGCCTCTTCACCAACCTTACGACGAATCCTGTCAAGAGCTTCCATAGAAAACATCTCAGGCCACAAAGGTTCAGGTTCACCTTCTGCATTTTCTATTATCGCAGGGAAACGGATAACTCTAAGAATATCTTCATCTATCTCAGTCATTACACGTTCATAGAAATCGTCTTCACCTACACGAGTGCCGTTAATACTCGTTCGACCATTTTCTCCCGGACGAGTCAACCAGTCCTGTCGGAAGATCTCGAACATCTGTTCCGTTAAGTTCAATGATACACGAGACTGGATATCATCAATATGTAGATGGTCGGTACGTGTACCAGCGATCTTCGATCTCCATCCTAAAGAAACCATCGAATAGTCACGTTCATCGTGTTTCGACTTTTTAAATATATTGAAATAATCTGCTCCCCATGCCTGTGCAGTTTTCCTACCTGATTCATTTTGAGGAACAAAAGGACCGTATTTAGCTACATATAATGGGAATGGACCAGTCGGTTCCATACGTGTACGGATACGACCAAGTATTTTCCTAGCCATATCCTGTCCTTCTGAACCTACAGTGATACGAAACTCAGGATTAATAGCTAATTTATAACAGAAATAGTCTTCAGCTAAAGTAGTTTTACCGTGTTCAGGAGGCCATAGAATAAGCGTAATGTTTCCTGATGGAGTGTTTTCGTATGCATCTATAGCTCTTATATGAAACCAAGGAGACATATGCCCGAAGTATTCACTTCTGAAATGTTCAAATGAAGGAACATCAGTTTCAGGTTTCTCAGTAGAAAAGTTGAGTCGTATCGCATCAGCTTTTGCCGCAAAGTCAGGGAATCGTTGTCTCCACTTTTCGTAAGCTGAACGTGTAACACCTGTAGCTATCAGAGCATCAGCTACATTTCCGTTATTCTCTAACGATTCTAAGAATACTTTCCTGTTAAGGATACCTTTGTCTTTTGCTGAATTAGCCATTTAATCAAATACAGATGGTTGTACTTCCAACTCTACAATACTCGCCGCTATAACCCCTTCATCCCCTTGAAATTTTATAGTATGCACCCCAACTTCATTTAATGTTACATCAACATAATATACGCCTGTAGAACTTTTTGTTGCCGCAGGAGTAGCATCCGTACCACCTGAAGGTTTACGCCACGTAATTGTTATACCTGCCGCATCACCAGTAGGATCAGCAAGTGTTCCAGCAGTTGTAAAAGTTCCAGTTACACGTACCTGATCTCCGTTATCGTATGTTGCCATTAAAACTCCTAAGATGTTACTTCAAGAGTAACATCATGGTGTAAAGATTTCGAGAGGGTGACAGCAGGTTTAGGGAATTTTAACCTAATGACAGTAGTCATACTAGCTGTCGAAGTTAAAGCCGCCGCTACATAAGCTTCCTCAATGATAAGCGTAGCTGTCGATAACACCGCTGAAAGAGAAGCCGCTATAGGCTGTTCTTGAATCAGCGCCGCTGAAACAGTCGCCGTTGCTGTAAGAGCAGACGCTATAGAAGCCTCTTCGATAATGACTGTAACCTTTGATGCTGTTGAAGATAAAGCAGAAGCAATAAAGTTACTCATCTGCAAAGTTGTGCTTACAGAAGCAGAACTCGAAATCGCTGAAGCGATAGAAGCTTCCTCTACGATAACGGCTGTTATCGAAGCTGAAGAAGAAATCGCAGAACCTAAAGCCGCAGTAGCAATAATAGTTGTCGATATAGAAGCGGCGCTAGATATAGCTGAAGCTATTGGCATTTCCTTCACTATGCCTACTGTTAAAGAAGCAGAACTTGAAAGTGAAGCGGTTAAAACAGGTTGTTCGCCACCATCATAATTATAAGTGGTGTTTCTATAATCTATTCCTGATTGGCGATAGTCGATAGCCATAATTGCTTAATGAGCAAAGCTTATGCTGTTATTCGATTAACGTAACCAAATACATTAAGCCTGCCAGAAGCACCACCAGAATTGAAAACTTTAACAGTAAGAGCGGAACTGCTGTTACCTTGTAAAACAAGTCCGGGGATTACTAGAGCTAAACCTTTTTTAGATTCAATAGTTTGATAAATATAATCTGCTGGACCTGAACCAGAAGCTCCAAATTCGACAACGATAACTTCATCAGCACTATGAGTATTAGTTGCATACAACCATATTTCATCATATGTAGTAGCTGTACTACTTCCAGTATGTATAAGAGTACCTGCCGTGGCAGTAGCCGCTACAGCTATACCTCTACCGTCTGTTGACGCAGATAAATCAATCTTTGAATAAGTAGCCATAATTACTTCCTAGCATAAACCTTTCTTAAACTTTAGTCCACTCTTGTTTGTCTTCATCCCAAGCATATTGATTATCGGGATCATCTGGCTTCGCCACAGGAGGGTTCCATTCCCCAGTTGTACTATTCCACACAAACGATGGATAATCAGGTGGCTTAGGTGGCTGAACCCAAGATGTAGTGTCTTCATGCCAATGATACCCGTATTGCTCTTCAGTTTTGTCAACTGGGGCTTTCCATCCTAAAAGACCATCTACTTCTGTAGACACCCAAGAAGGCCAAGGTTGTGGATTAACAAATTGGTTTCTATCAGCATCCCATGTGTCACCGATCTTAGCGTAATACCCTCTCATGTTATTGTTGTAAGAAGTTTGAACCCAAGTATCTGTATCATCAGGGAACACCGTATCTAAAAAAGCGATCCCCACTGCTTCAGATTCTTTACCGTTTTCGTCAAGCATTTCATCGTTGTGAACAACAACTACATCTATAACAATATTATCGGAATTAACCCTAGCGAAATGAGCCATTATACTACCGCATACCTTATTACAACTATACCAGAACCACCTGCACCAGAAACACGGCTACTACCTGAACATTGACTGCCGCCGCCTGAACCTGAATTTGCAGTAGCCGCGGCGTTGTGACCTGTACTGCCGTTACCTGAACCTGAACCAGCACCATACATTGCTACAGCACCATTATTCACATAGGTAGTAGCAGTAGCACGAAACATACCAGCTTGAGTAA